TTCTTACTTTCTCGCCACCAACCATCGTCGTGAAGTCGATACGATGTACCGCGAGTTCACCATGACAGTCCGTCAGCTGGTGGAGATGTTTGGCAAGAACGCAGTCACGCAAGGCGTGGCCAGTGCATACGACCGGAGTGATTACGAAAAGACTCGCGAGGTGGTGCACTTTGTCGAACCAAACACAGGTCGTGACCCTGCTGGTATTATGGCTCGTGATAAGAGTTATCGCTCTGTGTATTACGAGAAGGGTGCGTCAGAACAGAGCAAAATCCTCCGCTTCAGCGGCTTCGAGGAGAAGCCATTCATCGCACCGCGATGGGATGTAGTTGCTGAAGATGTATACGCATCAGCCTACCCTGCAATCAATTCAATCGGCACCAACAAGTCGCTACAGATTGAGGAGATTGATAAAGCAACCGCCATCGAGAAGATGCACAACCCGCCCATGGCAGCTGACGCAGCCATCGAGCAGCAGGGCGCAGACCTGTTCGCTGGCGGCATCACTTACTTCGCCAACATGGCCTCATCCGGCAAGCCGGGAATCGCGCCGTTGTATGACGTAAACCCGCGCATCAACGAATTGAAAGATGACATACTGGAGAAAGAAGGCCGCCTGTCGAAACACTTCTACGCTGACCTGTTTATGATGGTCAGTGACATCGACCGCACGCACGTGTCGGCGTTGGAAATCGCAGAGAAGAAAGAGGAAAAACTTCTCATGCTTGGGCCGGTTCTGGAGCGCATGAATCACGAAGCGCTCGACCCTATCATCGACCGCACGTTCTCAATCTGCGACCGTCTTGAACTGTTCCCGCCTGCACCGCCTGAACTTGAAAACCATCCGCTGCGCGTTGAGTACATCAGCGTACTCGCACAGGCGCAACGAGCTGTTGCCACTGCCAGCATTGAGGCAACCAGCGGCTTCGTCATGCAGCACGTTGAGGTATGGCCAGAGGTGCGTCATAAGTACGATGCCCTGCAAGCCGTCGATGAGTTCGCGCGCGCGAAAGGCACACCGCCGTCACTGATTAAAGACGACCGTGATGTCGAGGACGCGGTGAGCGAGGAGCAGAAAATGATAGCGCAGCAGCAGGCAGCGGCCTCTGCTGAGCAAGGCGCGAATACTGCGCAAACACTTTCAAAAGCTGACATGTCGGGAGACAATGCGCTCACACGTGTTGTCGAACAGGCTTCAGCATAGGAGAGCAACATGCCTGACATTACATCAGCAGGAACATACGACAAGGACTCGGTTGGCTTCGGCTTCCTGAAGGGGCAGGGCGGCACCACACGCACGCTCCTGTTTGCAGGAACGACGCTTGGTTCAAGCTGCACCATTCAGTATGAGGACAGTGAAGGCACTGACCGTGTGCTGGAGAACGGCACAATCACTGCGCTGCCAAAGAGCATTATGATTGGCCCGTTGGCGCGCGACCTGAAGATTGTCGTGACCGGCAGCCCGAACTTCAACGTCACGAGCGGCGGCAACAGCGCAATGAAGGCTGGGCCTGCCCCCAACTGATTTGTTTTCGCTGCATAACGGCGTTACATTCGACGTATGAGCGACAATAAATCACCTCACAGTCGGCTTGAAGAAAAGCCGGTTGATGAGAAGCAAAAGCGGAAAGCTGCTCAGCAGGAGGAGCAGCTGCGACGGGATAGAGAATGGTGTTTAGGCCAGCCTCAGTTCCAGCGCGTGATGGCCGACATTATGAAGAAGGGCGGCATCATGCGCAGTGTGATGACTGGAAACAGTCATACGTTTTATAACAGCGGTGCGCAGGATTTCGCGCGCCGAATTTGGAGCGATATGGCATCAGCAGACTTGGACTTGGCGTTCGAGTTACTGAAGCCTAAATTTGGAGAAATTTCCGATGACTGATGAAAACCAATCTGGACAGACTTCCACCGATACCAGCGCAGGTGAGACTCAGACTGACGATAATGCCAACTCTACTGAAAACACTGGCGATGAAAACGCAAGTGGTACAGGTGGCGAAGGCGAAGGTCAGGGTAGTGAAGAAGGTAAAGGTTCCGGTGAAGGCGAGGGCGAAGGCTCTGGCTCTGAGGAACTGGCAATCAACGCGCCTGATGGCGTAGAGATTGATTCCGCTCTTGCAGACGCAGCGCTTCCGGTTTTCCAGAAGCACAACATTCCGCAGGAGGCTGTTGACGAGCTGACAGCTGAGTTTGCCAAACATCAGGCAGCTCAGGCTGAAAACCTTGAGACGCAGCTCGAAGCTACTCGTAATCAATGGCTGGACGATTCAAAAGCTGATAAAGATTTCGGCGGTGACAACTTCGATGAAAACGCAGGCAAAGCCAAGCGAGTCATCGACGCAGTTGGCACACCGGAGCTGAAGAAGCTGTTTGAGGACTCAGGGCTTGGCAACCATCCAGAGATGATTCGGATGACGCTGAAGATTGCCCCTATGGTTCTCGAAGATGAATCAACCGGCGGTGGCCCAGCTGGTAATCGTGGGGGCGATGCGGCTTCTCGCATGTATCCCGACGATGCGAAGCAGGGTTAATTTTAATTTCTGTCCAGTAACAGGAGAAGGAAATGGCAACTTTATCCGCTAAGTACCCGACACTTGCTGACCTTGCGAAGCAAATGGACGGGGACGGCAATGTTGTTCCAGACATCATCGAGATTCTGAATGACACTAACCCCGTCCTCGAAGATATGCCGTGGTTCGAGTGTAACGATGGTTCCAAGCACCTCACGACGATTCGTTCTGGTATTCCGCAGGCCACATGGCGGCGTTTGTATCAGGGCGTTCAGCCGCAGAAGGCTACGAACGTGCAGGTCGAGGACACATGCGGGATGCTCGAAGCATGGTCTGAAATCGACTCGAAGCTCGTCGAGATGTCGAAGAATCCGGCTCAGTTCCGTCTGAATGAAGCTCACGCCTTTATCGAAGGCATGAATCAGCAGATGGCAACTACGCTGTTCTACGGCAACACCGACGTTGACCCTGAGCAGTTCATGGGTCTGTCGCCTCGTTTCGACCAGCTGACGGGTGCTGACAACTCACGACAAGTTCTTGATGGAGGTACTGACACAGATTTGGTCAACACCTCTATCTGGATGATTGTGTGGGGGCCGCGTACCGTTCACGGCTTGTACCCTGAAAGTTCTGAGGCTGGCCTCAAGCGTGAGGACAAAGGCAAGACCACCAAGGAAAACTCCGATGGCTCGTTGTATGACGTTCATCGCGAGAAGTTCACGTGGGATTGCGGTCTGTCTGTTCGCGACTGGCGCTACGTCGTTCGTATCTGCAACATCAAGGTCAGCGACCTTACTTCTGGCGGCATCGACGTTCTCGGTCTGCTCCGTCAGGGTTTCTGGAAGCTGAAGCAGCGTCAGATTGCAGGTGGCCGTGCGGCTATCTACATGAACTCAGACGCTTGCGAAGCGCTTGATGCTCAGACTACGCCGACTACCAATACGGGCAGCACTCAGGCGACTGCTGGTAGCATCCGTCTGACTCGCGCAGAGGCCGATGGCAAAGAAGTCATGTCGTACCGGGGCATCCCGATTCGCGAGACTGATGCCATCATCAACACGGAACAGCAGTACAGCTAATCGCTGTATTGTGAATCCTTAATCTTTCAGGAGAGATAACATGCAACTCGATGAACTCGGATTGTTCTCTGATGACCAAGCTGTGACCGTTACGGCTGCATCGACAAACGTCGTTGACCTCAAGCCCGCGAGCGTGAAAACCTCGAATGATGCCCCCAGCGGTATCAATAGTGGCCCCGGTGAAGGCACCCCCATCAATGTTCTGTGTCAGGTTTCCAATGCAGACTTTGCTGGCGGTACGTCGATTCAGGCTAGTATCCAGATGGATACTACGGATGCGTTCAGCAGTGCTACTACTGTTGCATCCGGCCCTGTGGTCGCTGTGGCTGACGCTGTTGCAGGCAAAAACCTGCTTCCGCAGAACCTTCCCTACGAAATCACCGAACGCTATGTACGCATTCTGTACACAGTTGTCGGCACGATGTCGGCGGGTAATGTTACTGCGGGCATCGCAGCTGCCCTTCAGACCAACAAGTAACCCGCAAGACGGGCGAGGGAGCAAAGCTCCCTCGCCCTTTCATAAACCTTTCTACAAGGAGCAAGCACATGGCCGTAAAGTATAAAGTGGTCGATACGTGCTACTACAACAGCATGTTGCACACGCCTGACGGCCCGCGTAACACGATTACTGTTGCGGAGCCGTTTGACCCATGCCCGCCCTGCCTGAAGCCACTGACCGGCGTTGAGGTTGTAGACGATGAGGACACGCATGTTGTGCGTGCCAACAAGTCTGCCGCCACGCTCGCGGAGGAAAATAATGTTGACCTCCAGCT